TCCCCATCCAAAAAAATAGCTACATGATTTAAACCAGGAGATCCAATAGACATTAATAAAGCATCGCCATTCATTGTTTTTTCATCTGGCCTAAGTTCTCTAAATCCAGTTCTCCATGCACAGTTTTCAAACAAGGGATTAAGAATAAACTCTTCTGGTGTTATAGGTCTATCCCAATCTTTCAGTTCAATGTTTTTTTCTTCTTTATACCAATCTCTTACTAAGCTCCAACAATCAGTAACACCCCAAACCCACGGCCTACCTAATAAAGGTGGTTTATATCCACATGGTTCATAATATCCCCATTTTTCTGTTTTAGGATTAACAATATGCCACGGAAGATTACTACGTTCACAAGCAATTTGATCTGCCTGACTAGCTACAGGAGGTGTTACAGGATGACTATGAACAATAGCTGTAATCTCTCCTAAATTATCTGCCTTTACATAATCTTCTGGATCTAAAATAAAACATTGATGATCTGTCATTGATAAATTACGACAAGGATAATATCTCTCTTTTCCTCGAATATTTAATAAAAGACCACAAGATTCTTTTGGGTCTTGGTCTTTCGCATGAACAAGTGCCTCTTCTTTCCAACTCATGCTATAAACGTACCAATTGAAGGAAATTCTGTCCTAGTGCATTGTCTTTTGGGAGCACGAATACCAGCAAGATCAAATACTGCTGCTAATTCAAATTGTACGACTTCTCTATTTTCTGATGATTTTCTATCAATTTTATAAATTTCCTGTGGAAACTCTGCTGTAGGGTCTGGTGTGCCTAATGGATTTACCTGTTGGGTTGTGGTTGTAACTGTATCTTGAGTTTGCGTACCTGGGTCGTTCATTGTGATTGTATTACCCATTCCATTGCCGTGAACTGTGCAATAATATCTCAAATCATTTGGAGCAGAAGGATATGCTGGTTGATAGGTTACTGTAGCTCCTGCATTTCCAGCAGTTCCAGATACAGTTGTTGTCTGTGCCCCTCCAGCATCAGATTTTATTGCCAAAGGGTGTCCGCTATTTGAAGCATCTGATTGGTCAAAAATATATGTAGATCCTCTTTTCATTGTAATCACAGGATTATTTACACCATTAATTCTGAAAATATTTCCACTTCCAGGATTATAAACAGTAACAGTGTAGGTTACAGTTTCGGCATCAGCAGGGTTAGCAATAGTTGTGGTAGTCGTAGTACTAGTTGTAGTTACGGGAAAGTTAACAGCATCAAGATAACGTGCCAAAGTTCTGATCCTTGTCACAGTAGCTCCCGTCAAATCATTTCCTGTCGTTACCTGATTTACATTTAACAAGATAGCTGTAATAGTTCCAAGAGCATTACTAATAGTTAAAGTAGGTCTAGGAAGTTGACCTTTCTGAAAAGCAAAGCCTTCTGCCTGTATTGGCATTTTTAAATACTGATTACCAGCCCAAATAATATCTCCGTTAGCATTTAAACTCGTTCCATTATGGAATCTGTAAGTCTGAGCAGAACCATGCAAAGTTGCATCAGTTGTTAAAGTAAACAGTTCAATTATTGCTGAAGGATTGATCTTTTGTAGATCAGTAATAATCGGAGCAGTACTCATGGTTCAAATACTTCTCTAAATGTTGCCTGTATTGTGGCCCTATTGTTATATGGTATTGATTTGTTCCAAGTTTCGCAAACAAATTTTTGAGCAGCAGTTTGACCTGGTGCTTCAAAATCAAAGCTGGCACTGTCATTTGCACGGGCATCTAAAAATGTTTCTATAGTATCTGCCTCTGTTTCTGATACATTAAATGTAAAATTATAAACTTTTGGATTTTGATGCTCTGCTAATCCAAATAATATTCTATGTTCAAAACCATCAGCAAAACGAATAGTTCTGGTATTTGGTGCGGATCTTTTTTGTTGTCCGTATGTAGGTTTGATTGAAGGAAACGTAGCCATTATGCAAGCATACCTCCTGGTCGTTTTTGTTTAATTAATTCTGATTGTATAGCAAC